CCGGCACTAATGGCCCAGCGGTCGCGCTCGTCGCCCAGTATGTAACGGGCCGGAGTTGATGCCAGAGCTGAGGCGCTGTTCGAGCCGGTGATCGTCAGCATACCACCGGGGAAGGCTTTCTGGAGGATCGTGTTGCCGCTGTCTCTTGTCTTTACATCCGAGACTTTCGCCTTCAGGGGCTTGCTGTCTCTGATCATTGGAGCGATACGGAGGCGGCTGAACTTCCGGGCGTCCTCGAGTGTAGGCTGAATGAATAGGATGCTTCCGGGGTCTTGGTCTATGATGTAGCCGATGATGTTCAGTATGAGCTCAGACTTTCCGACCTGCGACGCTGCAACCATAACGATCTTGTGCACCTTCGGATCATTGAAGGCTTCCATCGGTTCCTTCAGATATGGGGTTCTTGAGGTTCTCCACGGCCCTGCCTCTGCCGAGTTCTCGGGTGAGAGGCGGCGGTTCCTGTCGGCCCATTCTGCCACGGTGAGGCTCTCGGGTGGTGCGAAGTTCTTTACCGCTCCCGAGATAGCAGCGTTGAGCCTCTCGATCTCCCGCTTAGTCGCTCGGGTCATCGTCCTCCAGCTCTCTCCAGCCTTGGCGATCCCTTACCCGCCGTTTGTATGCCTCGGGATCGTATCGATAGTTCGCGAGCTCGTTGAGGATGTGGTGGCATTCCTTCTTGATAAGCTCCGAAGCCTCCGCGGCTGTTGTTGTGTTGGCAGCGTCAACAGCGAGACGCCCGGGCAGGGCCATGATCATGCTCCGGATCGTGTATACCAGATCCATGGTCATCGCTTCGACGTCCTCGCTGCGGTGCATTTTGCCCTCCAGTTCCTTGAGCTCAAGCTCGGCCATCTTTGCCTTGCTTTCCTTCAGGTCAGCTTCAGCCTTCAGCTTCCGACTTTCGGAACCGTCGTCCTTTTTAGCTTCCCGGCCGTTGGCTTTGTCTTGGAGGTATTTGATGTATTTCTGAATAGTAGGGAGCAGGTCGTACCTGTTCGCATTACCGACGCGGATGGTGTTGATGATGCCCTCCTGTGTGAGCTGCTGCACCCGGCGAACTGACACGCCGAACAGCTTGGCAATAACGTCGGCTTTCTGCGCATTTATCGGCGTTCTGCTTCCTTCACTTTCCGGCATGGCGTTCACTCCTTTCCTGCCGATTTTGCGTAACGAAACGCCCTGAAAAAATTTTTCCTTGACTACACGATTCCCGGGCTCGCCAGCGCCGCAGGCGAAAAAGGATCAGTGGAAGTACCTTGCGCATTTGGTTGCGCGTCTGGTCGTTCCCTGAGCGTTTATTTTGGCCTGTATTCGTTCCTTTTTGGCTTGGACGATATATTGTCGGCTTGGTCGGTTATCGTGCGTCTGGTGCCATTCTGGAGCTTTTGCGTGGCTCCTATTTGCCTTGCTTGGCCATGGCTTGTTTGATGTGGTGCTCCAGCCTCTTGGTGAGGCCCTCGTCGATGTTCTTTTGGATTTGAGCAGCGACGTCCTCGTTGGTGATCATCTGTGGGATGCTCAGCGTCTTGACGGCTTTGATCGGTGTGCGGCTTTGGCCCACTCTTTGGAATGGGATGTCAGCCGTCCCTTTGTTGGTGCCGAGGAACACGTTGGATCCGAGCGGCTTGCGTTGGCCCCTGAAGATCTCGGCCGTGACTGTATAGCTCTTGGCCTTCCTGATGGTTTTCCCGGTTTCGTCCTTTGTCGATTTCGGTCTGGACTTTGGCTTCATGTTGAAGTGTGTCGGCGTCAGGACTCGGCCGGAGAATGTGAGCTGCACGTTGTCGACCATTAAGCCAGCGACGACGATCTTGCCGACGGGCTTGGCCGATGTCTTGGCCTTGGTGATCTCTGACTTCTTGATCCCGTAGGTCTGGCTTACGGCAGCTGCCACCCATGCAGGAGCTCGGCTTTTGAAGTCGCTCGTCGTTCGCTTGATTACCGTCTCGCTGTCCTTGTTGATCTTGTGGAGCTCTTTCACGAGGTTGGCATATCCCTTGAGGCTGATGTTCATGGATCCGCTGGTTTTGGATGCCATGACGATCCCTCCTTTCGGGCAAATAAAAAACGCCGGGGAGTTGTATTCCCTGACGTTTTTCGGTTATCCTTTGGACGTTTGGCGGTCGACCGGCGGTCGCTCTCCGTACGCTCTCCGGATTTCTTCACGATATACCGTAACATCGTTCGCCATATATTTCAATGTCATTTTATACGGTTTCCTCTCATTTTGTCCGTTTTGAGGCGCTGTGTGCCTTTTCTGGCGTGTTTCTCTGCTCGGGTATAGGTTTACCCTTTGAGCTTTCTCCAGCCACCTCGGCGAGGCTAATTAAGGCCGTACCGTGGATCCTGAATGTCTTGCGCATATAGTTGTCAGTGTTGACGTCGAAGTCCTCAGACTCTCCGAACAGGATTTTGCATATTTCCGGCCATTCTGCCCGGTCGAAGTAGCGGAGGCGAATGACTGCGCGCTCGTCCGGTTTCTTTATTTGCTGCACCATGATCTCAATGGCTTCGCGCTCCTTGCGTTCTTCCTCGATGGCTTTTTTGATGGTCTCCTCAAGCTCTATTTTGCGGGCCACTTGAATGGCGACGCGGTCGCTGGTGTTTCCGCTTGCTCTCGGCATCCCTGTGAGGTTTGGGCCAGAAGGGGAGGTCATGGTCGCCTTCATACGTTCGAGGCGCTCGATCTGGTTGTCGATCTCCCGGAGCATGGCCGTGTACTCCTTTAATCTTTCCTTGATGGTTTGCGGCTGTGTTCTCGTCATTTGTTCAGGGCATCACTCCCTTTCACCTCCTCCTATGTCACCGGGCTCGAATATTCTCTCTATGGCCTCACGAGGAAGCTCTTGCCTGTTTCTGATGCATTTGACGTTCTGTTTTCCTGTTGTTCTTATGTAGCGCTTGACGATCACGTCGGTGAAGGCCGGCGTCAGCTCCATGGTGTAGCAGGTCTGATCGTATTGCTCGCAGGCGATCAGCGTCGTGCCGGATCCTCCGAAGGGGTCATAGACTCCTGAGGCCCATAGCGTGTTGTCGATTATCATGCCGATCAGCTCGACGGGTTTCTGAGTCGGGTGGAACTCGTTTCCTGATCTTGAGCACTCGAGGACGTTGCCGTAACCTTTGTGGCCGTCGAATTTGCTCTTACCTCGCGCTGCGTACATTATGAGCTCATGCTGTGATCTCCAGCCGACGCCCATGCCCGGCGTGCCTTTATTCCAGACGAGCATCTGCTTGACTCCGAAGCCACTGGCCTCCACGAGGTCGAATAAATACACCCACATTCTCCAGTCTGTGAAGATATAAGCAAAGAGGCAGGGGATGTTTGTGAGGGCGTCCCGGATCAAGTTCTGATAGCCTCGGGTGCTGAGGATGTCGTTGGCGATCATCGGTACGGGTTCGCCTTTTCTCACGGTTCCGATGCTGCCGTTGCTCTTGTCGCTTTCCTTGCTTCCTCCTGAGCAGTAGGGCGGGTCAGTGAGAAGGATCTCCGGCGTTGCACCATTGAGCAGCAGATCCTTGTCTTTTTGCTCTGTGCAGTTGCCGCAGAGTACGCGGTGGCGGCCGAGGATCCATAGGTCTCCGTATTGAGTGACCGGTTCGGCCGGTGGTTCGATGACGGCATCCGGATCCTCGAGTTCTTTCGCATGGATGGCCTCAGAGAGGGCGCTGACGATGTTGCCATATTCCTCCTCGGTATATCCGGAGAGCATGAATGGGATCTCTCCGGTGTCGATGTCTGCGAATACCTCGGCCAGCATCTTGGTGTCTGGATCACTGAGCTCCGCGATCCTGTTGTCGGCCACGAGGTCGGCCATTTCTTCGGCCTCGCTTGCGTAGTTCTGATAGTCGACTGGCACCTCTGCCAGATCCTCCAGCTGCGCAGCCATTAATCGGCCGTGTCCTCTGACGATCAGTCCGCTGCGGGTGCTGACTGTGATCGGGCCGCGCCATCCTTGGCCCCGGATGATTGCCCCGAGGAGCTTCACCTGTTCAGGGGGGTGCTGGTTCGGGTTCTTCGGGTTCGGCTTGAGCTCCGAGGTCTTGATGATGGCATCATGAGCGCAGAATACCGGTATCCCGTCAGCCCATGCTTTTGGCTCTGCGGTCGTCTTATAGTCAAAGAGCTCCGGAGCTGCTGCTTCCGGCTTTGGTTTCTTCTTAGCCATTGGATCCGTCACCTCCCTGAGCATCCATTTCCATCACCGTCATGATCGCATAGTTGGCCAGATCCAGAAGGGTGTCCCGGATGCTTTCGTCGTTGACCTTCTGATCAGCTCCGGGCCTGCATAGCGATTTCAGGCGGTTGGTTTTATCTATGATCCTTGTCACTGCCGAGACGATGCCGAGCTCTTGGAAGGTGTCGCCGAAGGCGTTGCCGTAGTCGGCGTTCTTCTTTGCATATGTATCGTTCAGAGCCTTGCAGATCTCGCGGTGTTTCCTGACTCTCCTGATTAGTGCCTGTTCCGGTGTTGCTTTACGCATCGAGATCACCGCCTTCCTGAGCCTTTGCCCTCATGAGTGCCTCCATGGCCCCGATGGCCACGGCTGCCACATGGGCGAGCTCCTTCATCATGTTGTCATAGTCTCCAGTAGCGGACGCAGCTGCCAGCTCCTTGGTCTCGGCGCAAAATTGACCGATATCAGGCATATAATTGTTTGCTACAGTAAGCGCATCCCTCATCCTCGCCACCTGTGCCCGCAACTTCTCTATTTCTTTGTCCCTTGCCACAACCTCATCCATATGGCATTTAACTTCGTATTTCCAATCGGCAAGGGTGGCTTTAAGCTTCTCGATCTCCTTCCGCTGGGTTTCGATTATCTTATTTGATTCTGCTGTCTGTTGCTCCAACTGCTCCGAGTAGGTTTTGTATGTATCCCATCCGATTTTTGCCGTAAGCGTCTCCATCTTCTTCAATTCCTTGTGTCCGCAATAGATGCACTCCTGCGCCGTATCACATGACGTGTATTGCTCCCCGCCGCAAGCGGGGCATTTAAAACGGTTCATGG